CAAAGATATTATTTTCCGAAGCGATGATGGCTCTGGTGGGAATGAAACCTATTTCTTTTTAGATGGATCTGCTTCTTCTGGCAACCCTTTCACAGTCTTCCCTGACCTTAGTGAACTCGCTTTTGGAGATAGTAGAGATTTTAGAATCAAACACACAGGCGATACCTACTTAACAAATTACTCAGGTGATTTTTACATCCGTCAAACAGTAGCAGATAAAGATATCATTTTCAAAGCCGATGACGGTAGCGGTGGAACAGAAACCTACTTCTATTTAGATGGCTCTCTTTCTGGTGGTAGTCCATATACAGTATTCCCAGATGACTCTATCTTAACCTTTGGTAGTGGTGGCGGTGATATGACTATTCACCACGATGGTACAGATTCAAAAATTCGTAATCAGACTGGAGATCTATACATTACGCAGAACACTAATGACGGTGATATTATTCTTGAGTGTGATAACGGTTCTGGCGGGGTAACAACCTATTTACAACTAGATGGAGGTGGTGCTTTAACCAGATCATATAGAAACTTCAGAGCGCAAGATGACGTTAAGTTACAGGTCGGATCTTCTGGAGATTTAGATATTAAGCACACTTCTAATAATTCCTACATTGAGAATATTACAGGGGATCTTTATATAAATAACACGGCTGACGATAAGGACATTATATTTAGATGCGACAACGGAAGCGGTGGAGTTGAAACCTACTTTTATTTAGACGGTTCCCTAAATTCTGGCAATTATCCAATAACAGTTTTCCCAGATGATTCTTCTTTATGTTTTGGCGACGGCAGAGATTTAGTTATAGCTCATAATGGAACTGATACCAATATTAATAATTATGTTGGGCATCTTAATATTATTAATAGAGCCGACGATAAAGACATTGTTTTTTATTGCGATGATGGCTCTGGTGGTGTAACAACCTATTTTTCTTTAGACGGATCTGCTGCACCAAATCCAAGGACAACTTTTCCAGACAACTCAACACTTCAGTTTGGAACAGGCGGTGATTTACAAATATTTAATGATAGCGCAGATTCGTATATCCGTGAAAATACTCGTCACCTTTATATTCAAAACACTGCTAATGATTGTGATATTTATTTCCAATCAGACGACGGCTCTGGAGGCACAGAAACCTATTTCTTCTTAGATGGGTCAGTATCCAGTGGCAATCCAGTTACTAAGTTCCCTGACAACTCTATACTAGCTTTAGGAACTAGTGGCGACTTCTACCATTACCATGATGGGACAAACTCTTACCACGCTAACTTCACTGGAGATTTCTACATAGATAACAATGCCAATGATAAGGATGTTATACTCAGATCTGATGATGGTAGCGGAGGGGTAACAGCTTATATAACACTAGATGGATCTGCTACAGACATTAAGTTTTCTAAAAACGTAGATGCCTCTAGCCAAAACATTGTTGCCTACTACTTAGAGGGAACATACAAGAGTTTCTTAATAGATCACCCAACTCAAGAAGGTAAGAAGTTAAGACATGGTTGTTTAGAGGGGCCAGAACACGGAGTTTACTTTAGGGGTAAGTCTTCAGATAGCATTATAGAATGTCCTGAATACTGGATGGGTCTAGTTGAAGAGGATTCTGTAACGGTACAGCTTACAGCTATTGGCCCCAATCAGAACATATATGTAGATCACATAGACGAAGATGGTAATATCCATGTTGGAAGTAACACTGATGAGCCTTTGAACTACTATTATACTGTAAATGGTGAGCGAAAAGGGGATAAAGTAGTCGTTGTAGAAGACGCATAAAGTTACAAAAATCACTTGAATCTTAACGTATTCTACCTATTCTGTCGGTATGGCCGAAGAAACAGTTAAAATTGAAATTCCGACACAATTCGTACAAGTTATTTATCAAGCACTAGACATCGCTACAAAACAAGTAGGGTTGAATGGTGCTGAAGCTCTTGTGGTAGTTGCCAAGGAAATTGCTAAACAAACTGGAGAACAACCTCCTGCACCAGCAGAGGCTCCAGCCACAGAAACTACTGAAGAAAGCGCAGAATAATGCCTGATTTAGACTTATCTGAAGAAGAGTTTAAGCCACATTGGATGTTTAATCCTGTCCCTGAAGCGGATGGAATTAACGAGGGAAAGAACGATACACGCACTGCCATCTCTTATGAGGACTATAAAGCCTTGAGAGCCAAGGGGTGGGAGACAGTGAGTGATGTGGCAGACAGCCACACAAATGACCCTGATCCAGAGGTGGATTCTGAATAATTATGTGGTATATTGCTCGATTTATGAGCAATAGCGAAATAGTAGCTAAAGGGGTTACAGGAGTGACTGGCTCTTTAATAGCAGTCACGATTCCGTATGCGGAAGTTATCCAATGGGGTATTCAAGTCGTTGGAGGACTCCTGGGTATTACCGTAGCTATTATAACTTTATACAATTTAATTAAGAAAAAAAAATGAACAAACAAGCAATATTAGGAATCATACGTCATATCCTTACTTTCGGTGGGGGTTTCATGACTCAGAATGGGTTAGCTTCTGGTGAAGAAGTTACTACTGGTGTGTCTGCTGCGGTTACTTTAGTAGGCGTTATTTGGTCTATACTGTCTAAAAAGAAGTGAGGCATTTTTTTCGCATAATTGTATTAGCGTTAGAAGCTTATGTGAACTACACTAAAGGCAAACAACGCAGATACCTTTATGACTTGGAAGATAAAATTGATAAGCTCGCTGCTGATGGTAGCCCTGCTGCCAAGTTGCAACTTGAGCGACTTAGCGGGCGACTCCAGCTTGAACGAAAGCGCAATATATGATCCTCCTACAATTACCCTAGTACCAGGGTACGATTATCCATTCAAAGAGGGTAATCTCATGGGTCGTGGTCAGAAGTTCCACAGTGATTTTTCCTACAGACGTGCTATAATAATAGGAGATGATAGCAATATGCGTGGGACACAGCCGACCAAATGATTCAGGAGCAGCTTCTGTAACTGGAGTTAGCGAGTGGGATTATAATTCAGAACTAGCCGAGATGATCGGCTCTAGTTTAGACGAGCCGTATAAAGTTTACTCAACATACCAAGGTGCTGGATACGTATCTGCAATTCGGTGGTTGGCTCGTAAATTAGACCAAGACAATATTAAAACCGCTATTGAGTTGCATTTTAATGCCGCAAGCCCTAAAGCGGAAGGACATGAATGGCTATATTGGCACAGCTCAGAACAAGGCAGACTATTAGCCAGGGCATTAAGAGATTCTTTTGAAGACTCGTTTCCTCAAGCCGTTAGTCGAGGTATAAAAGGTAGGAAAAAAGGAAGTAGAGGAGCAATGTTTTTAAGGAAAACAAGCATGCCAGCTTGTATTGTCGAGCCGTTTTTTGGAACAAACGAGCAAGAGTGGGATTTTGCTGTGAAGCATAAGAAAGGAATTGCTGAATCTATTGCCGCAGGACTAAGACTTTACAACGATATTTCTTGTAATTGGTAATGAAAAATGACTCTTCCAAAGACAATCTCTATTGCTGGTCGACGTATACGGCTCGAAGTAGTTCCTCTTAGCGGAGATTCTCCAGACTACGGTCTTTACTTTCACGATAAAAAATTAATTCAAATAAATAAAGGGCTAAAAGGTAAAGAGCTTTTAAACACGATTAGACATGAAATGATGGAAGCTAGTCTACTTCTAAGTGGAGTTGGGTGGCTTGAATCTTATGATCAAGAAGCAGTAGTTCGTTGTATGGAAGAAATATTTTTTCCTGCTTGGGAGACTTTTTTAAAGAGGGTTTCTAAATCTTAATACACATAATGGGAAAAAACAAAAAGCAGTTCAACAAAACTGAAGACTTTGTTGAATTTTGTCCATCTGGTGAAGACGTTTGTTTAGCGCACCGCAGAGCTAAAAGCATGGGTGTACTACCAAATTCATACACGCAAGGTTTTGGGCGTATGACAGGTTGTTTAGGTGAGATTGCTGTACATAAATATTTACCTAGAAGTAAATATGTTGGTGATGTTTTATATAACTGTGACCTTATTTATAAAAATAAAGAAGTAGAGGTTAAATCTAAAATATGCAGTTCAACCCCTTTGCCAGAATACAGTGCTTTTGTAAACTGTTCTAAAAAACCAGAGCTAAATAATGATGTTTATTTCTTCACAAGAGTTCGTAAAGATTTAATGATAGTTTGGATAGTTGGTTGGTTACCTACAACTAAACTATTGAAGAAAGCCAGGTTTGTTAAAAAGGGAGATAAAGATAAAGGCGGCTTTACGTTTAAAACTTCAGGTCTTCACATACCTATAAAAAAATTAAATACTGTAAAATCGTTTTATTAGCCATAAGAGCTGTCAGCTAATTCATCGAGTTGAATTAACTCATTTAATCGCTCTTGAAAGTCTTCAGACTTTTCCATCATTTCTTGGTCGTTAATATCTTCACTAACATCAGTTAGATAGCTAAGAATATCTTTAGTTAAAGATAATAGTTCGTCTCTTTGTTTGATTAATTGATTAGCGGTCATACTTCTATGATTTCAGTAATTGCTTCTTTATCAATATCATACTTTTCGTCTAAATCAATCTCCCAAGTTTTACCTTGTCCTGACCCAATAGATCTAATTGGACGAGCTTTTTTACTTCCTTTACTTGTCTCTTCTAGTGTGTGAAAACCTGTTCGCATAAACTCCATACTTCCAGATACTCCTATATTCCTACCATTGTTAAACAAGTGTATACATCCTTGAAACTCTGTAAGAGTGCCAACCCACTTTGGTCGTGTGAAATGATCTCTAGCTCTCTTAACAAAGAACTCTACTAATTCCGCTACGGTAGATCGGCTAGAGTTATCGTAAGCTGCTGTGGCAATTTGAGGGTCTATATAAGACTCAACTCCAAACCTGGAGTCCCCTGCTATTTCTTTTGGCATTTGCCATTCCATAAGCCATTTAGCAAAATAAGGGAGTTCTTTATTTATAGTATCTTCTACAACATCATTTGAAGGGAACTTACTCGTAGCTTTTTTAGATATTCTCAAAGCCATCAATTTGTCTTTGTTGCTAGAATCTAGAGCAGGTATAACAGAAAGACTGTTTGCATCTTCGTTTAGAGAAAGAATAACTCGTCCAGTCCACGGAATAGATACAGCGTCTACATACTTTGCATGGTATTCAATCCTGGGGTTAGCAACACTTCTTTTAATAAGTTCAGTTGCCCTCCGTCTGTCTTGGAAAGACGCAGCAGAAGTCGTATCATCAATAACCCAGGCAGCGACACGAGCTAAGTCTTTGTTAAAATTCGTCTGACCACTTAAATAATCTGAAGCATCCGCAAAGCCACCAACTAAAGCAGAGATAACTCTATTTGATAAAAGAGATTTTCCTTTATTAGTAGACCCTACTAAAATCAAAGCTTGCCCTTGTGCAAACTTTCTTTCGTGAACCGCTTCGTAAAACCGTTTCATCCAGGCATAAAAATAATTTATTGTTTGTTTACCTGCGAACAACTGATTCAGCCAAGTATGAACAAATGTCCAATTAGCAATGTCACCATTATCAGCAGGTTCTACAGGAGTAATGTTCGCATTATTTAGTATGCGATGACTGTTGTACTCCACAACTCTTTCTTTACTAAAAACAACAGGAGCTACTTCATTTATCCTGTTCTGTTTGGCTATTGTAAGTTTAGCAACTTCTAACTCAGATAGAGGTTGTCCTTTTTTCCTCGCAGGAGAAAAACCCATTTGGCGTAACTCCAACTCAAGTTGTTCTTTAGGGATCTGTTCGGCAGCTCCGTGCAATATTGTATAATGTACTTTGCCATTAAACCAATATTGATCTAACAAAGAACCCATCTTTTTTGTTTCATAATCTTTAACAAAAGTAGACCCAAAAATTTCTTTCCATGTAAGAAAGCCCTTACCAGCTCGGTCACTATAACAAATCATCCCGTCTTCAATGACCTGACATCCTTCTCTTTCAATACCATCTCCGATCCAAAACAACGGCCCTCTCGCTCCTACAGTAAATTGTCCATTCCATCTATTAGGAAATTGCTCGTGTACCTCTTTTTCTAAAACCTCCATCGGGATGGACGTTTCTGATGACCCTGGCGGTTTATCATTAGCTGCTTTTATTAGACACGTTCTATAAACAGCTTTTGATAAAGGAGCATCTATTTTTACCCAATCTTCACCAATCTCAAAATACTGACTAGCTTTATATGACGCTGAATCAAAACCTGCAAAAAGCCTTTCTACACCCATCTCTGTGAAAAGCCTTTTGATAAATGGCTCATACAGCTCTTGAGAAATAGGCATCCTTTCTTCAAACTCCCAAATAAGTCTTATGTACCCTGAATTAGTTTTAGTTCTCCATGTTGGTTGATATTCTTTACATTGTGCTTGGATTAGTTTATCAACAACATCCCAGTCCAGTGGAGCATCATAATCCGCAACAACACCATGTATCATGTTTACGGGGTTCTCATTACTTATACGGATATTTGGATTGTCTCCTTCACAGAGGCTATAAAAAACATGATCCGTTGCTGTATCCGCACACCATTCTCTAAACTTGGCTTTGGACGCAAACTTAGGTTTATTTGTCGATTTGTTAAATAAAGAGTCTGCTTTAAATACTTTTGTCTCTTTATGGTTTTTCAAAAACCTATACTTCATTTTTCGTACCTTTCTATAATTTTGCCTTCAGCATCAAGTGGGATATCGATCCAGGAAGGCGGTTCTGACATCGTTGATATTACCTTTTCTAGTGTTGCCTCTGCTTTGTCTTCATCGACTTCAATGACAACTTCGTCATGCACATGAAATATAACATCTGCACCTAGTCCAACTATTCTAACAAGCATGTCTGAAAAAATATCTCTAGCAAGTGCTTGCGACATATTCTCAGCCAACAAACCACCCCATAGTCTTACAGGTATCTTTTTAGATCCTTTTGTAAGCATAGAGATATAACTTCTTCTTCCTGACTGAATTGCTGTACTTATCTTTTTATAGTTTAAAGACCTGCCTGATGGTAGGTCTAAAACAAAATCAATGTCTTGGCTGTATGCGACGTGCATCTTTCTTTGTAAATCATTCCAAAGCTTTACAACTTTTTGCAATTTATTCCTGTAAAGAGAAACGGCATTTTGTGCCTCATCTAGAGGCATGCCAGATATTATAGAGAATTTATTAGCAGACGCTCCATAGCCGCAACCAAGAACCATAGCTTTGACCATGTGTCTTGTTTTAGGATCTTCGTCTTTTAAAACACCTTTAGAAGAATCCCATTTATTAAATCTAATAGCAAAAGCTTCGTATATATCATCAGAGTTCTCTATCTCTTTGAGAGTAGCATGGTCATCAGCTAACCAACATAAAGTTCTAACTTCTATCTGAGACAAATCAGCTACAATAAGTTTCTTTCCATCTTTTGGGCTGATAAGATGCCTTAGATTAGACCCAAACATTTCTCCTCTTGGGAGATTCTGTAAATTTAAATTACCACCACTGCCGCTGAATCTACCAGTATGTGCGCCCATGTACATGATACCACCATAAAAACGACCGTCTGACATAGTCGCTACATCAAAGCTCTCAAGCTTTCTTTTTAGAGCATTTATTCTTCTGTAATCTCGCACTGCTTTTATCCAAGGATATTCTTCTCCATGTTTAGCAATCCACTCATTAGCCTCTTCATTCGATAGGGCTAAACTCGCAGGTGGTTCTAGTCCACATTTACGACACTCGTCATTAAAAGCTTTTCTAGATAACGGTCTGAACTCCTCAATCCACGGTATTGAGTTCTCAGCTTCAAATAAATACTGAGCAACCTTTTCTTTTTGCTCTTTAAGTAAATCAACATCAATCGGAATACCTTTTTGAACGCACTTTCTATTCACTTCAGAAATCATTCTTTCTGATTCTGGCCACCTGGATTTAAGTTTCATCCATAATTCCAAACAAAGGTCAGAGTCTTTTAGAGCATACTCTTCTACTTCTTTCCTAAAGTCAGGCTCCATGTTCTCCCAACGCTTACCCATCATATTGTTTCTAGTTTCTTTAGAAACCTCAATGTCCAGGAGTTCTACAGAAGCTCCTTTTAAGGATCTGGGAAGCCCACAGAAAGCGGCTAAATCAGCCGTGCAATACCATTTGTAAGGATGTACTTCGTCCCACCACCCTTTACTAACCCCATATAAATATAATGTCTCATCAAAAGAAGCGTTGTGTGAAAGCACAATCTGCCCTTTAAGACATGACCAGTTAAACTCTTTTGGATGCCCGACCCAATAAGTACCTTCGTCTCCCACAACTGATACCATGTATGCATCAAAATCAGGATGAGAGAAATACCCTAGAGTCCCCAGGGTTGTTATAGAGCAGTCTTTGTCGTAATAGGTTTCAAAGTCGACCGCAAAAGTATTTTTATGATTTGTATTTTTAGACATAGCCGTGAGGTGCTTTAACGGCACTAAGAAAGAAAGGTAAAAAAAACTTAGTGCCGCTAAAGCGTCAGCAGTTAGGGACTAACCTAACAAAGTTACTTATCTGATTGCAGTCGATCTAACTCACGTTGGTATAGTTGAGACATAAGAGTTACTCGTTGAAGAGTCTGCTCCATAGCCTTTAGTTCATCTTTACCTTGCTCAATTAGTCTATCAGCAATCTCTTTTTCTTTTTGGCATGCTGCAATTACAGCTTCTATTGTTTCTTGATCCATAGCTCTATGAATTAAATTTCATCGCTAGTTCTTGAATCTCTTTAGAAGACTCACCTTTTGAGATGTGTATCTCTGGACTCCAATAATCAGATTTTGTACCGCTATGATGTCTTGTGATCAAAGACCACTTTTTTGCACCAAGGTTTGCCCCTTGATTAAGACCCCAGTGTGTATATAGACGTTTGTATGTATTTTTAAAACCTAAGTTTTTTACATCCATAACTCCTAGACAATACATTGAATCACCTATTGGATGAGGGAACGCTTGAAAATCACCATCGTCAGGCATTTCAATCGCAAACCACAATAAAGCAAACTCTTCAAGTTCACTGACCTTGTCGTTTCTGCAATATGGAGATCTAGCCGCAAGCTCTTCAGCCTCGTCTTGAGTCCATACCGTTTCTCTTTCTTCTCCAAATGGAGCTTTCTCTCGCCAACCTTGTCTAAACTTTAAAAAGCTTATGTCAGTTGGAGTTTCAGCTTTTGCCACGACGTAAGTTTTATCATGTACCACGTCACCATCTTCTCCTGCTTCATATTTTGACTGACTACATTTGATGGAATAATAAGGTATATCCATCTTTGTAAGATCAAATACAAATTCAGGGGCTGGTGTACTAAGTTCTTGATTAACTTCTACTATTTCTTCTTTTACTTTTGTTTTAGTTTTGCTCACTTGTTCTAATGTTCTATTGTTCTAATTATGTCAGCTCAAAGTATATCTTGTGTCTGACGTTTCTATTATATCAGCTGCTTGTACAGCTTCCATAAATTGTTCTTCTTTGTTTCTTTTATCTCCGTCAGGAGCAGTACGCCCTACTGCCTGGGCTATCTTTTTAAGTGGGAAGCTTGCAAGATCTAATATGACTTCCTCATCTATGTCAAATTCTTTTATTACTTCTAAGAGCTTATTATTATCTACGCATTTACGTGCCGCACCCATACTTTTCAACTTTAAGCTAGGAAATTCAACGCCTTCTTTAGCCGCTTCTACGGCTTTCGCTTTTATTCTAGCCGCCCAGTTTGCAAGAATCTTAGATATCCCCCAAAGTTGCTCTAATGTATTAGGATCATCAAGATTATCTATATCAATATCGGGTAAAGAATCATCTGATAGTTTGTTGGCGATACTGTACGCAACAGCACCCAACGCAGGACACTTATCTTCAAACTCACAAAAGCGACAATTTATATTTGGGGCAAGATCATCTATATGTGGAGTGCCTGTATTCCATCGAGGTCTTACTTTTTCCCCTTCTTTAATAACGTCAGATACTTCTTTAATAATTTTAGGTAGGTCTTTTCTTTTAAACTCTCCATGTAAAACTTCGTTTCTTACTGGTATGTAGAACACAAATATAATTTTGTTCACTTCGGTAAACCTTTGGAAAGCCCCAATCGCATACGTTTTTGCTTGCCAGTTTTTGGTGGGTTCATCGATGACACTTACCCCCGTTTTATAATCTCCCATTATTGCCGTCTTTCCAAAGACAGTAAACCTATCGCACGTACCAAATGTTGATGTACCATCTAGATCAACATCAACAACAATCTCATTAAACTCCTCTTTGTCTTTTCCCTTTATGTTGTCCTCTAAAAATTTATCCTCCATTGCACAAGTCTGCTCATATATCTCAACTTCATTCTCGTTGTAGAGCGCAGAAGGATCTCTAATTTCTAATGCTTCATGTATACGTGTACCCATTTCAGCGGCTGCGTTCGTCCCACTACGCCCTTTAAATCCTGGACACGCTGCTACATATTTTAAACTCGATGGTGAGAACTCTGCGTGTCCTCTGCTTGAATGATCTGGACTATCCATGTAACGCCTCTAAATTTTTTAGTTTCTTATTTATTGATTTCATTACCGCCTCCTCGATTGAATCTGCTGCTACCAAAATTTTTTGTATGGCATCTGACTTCGCCCCATTGCGATGGATTCTTCCAAGTGTTTGCAGGTGATCTTTAGCATTGAAGGACGGACTTATCAAAGAAATACGGTGTCTTTTTCCATTAACATCATGTAATGATAAGCCCGTCCCACCTGCTGAGATATTTACTGCGAGTAAGTTTATATCGTCAGATTGAAAAGAATCAACTATATTTTGCCTTTCATTAGCTGATTGACCTCCTTCAATTCTTTTACAAACAGAATGCCCTAACTTTTCACAAAGGGCTTCTATTGTATCTTTAAAGTTTACAAACAAAACTACAGAGTTTCCTTGATCAACTAAGTCTTGTGCTATGTCAGCCATATCAGGAACTTTAAGTGACTCAGCTAATTGTCTAGCTCTTAACAAATTGACTAACACAAACTCACTTTCAGTAACTGTGCCATTCTCGATGTAGTCTTCTATAATGGTTGGAGTAATCCCAAGTTCTTCATAAACTTTAATTATCTTAGAACTATCTTTAAATTTTATTGGTTCAATAAAAACTCTATTATCTCGAAAACTGTCAGGAAAGTCTTGTACTGTTAATTTTGTACCAGTAACTCCATATATAGATTTCTTGACGTTTTCTAGCGACGCTCTCTTTGCAAGTCTCCATTGGTTCCATTGGTCTTGATAACAACCGTTTGATTTCATCCAACTATACCAAGATTTTTTACCCCTTTCGTTTTTATTTAAAGAATGTAACCCCAACATAAATCCTATTGATCTCATCTCAGTAGGGTCTTCACAAGCGGTTGCACTCATTCCATGTACTCGATACCCTTGTTGTACTAATGATATGACTAACTGGCAGTTTTGAGTATACGGCCCTTTGCATTTATGTATTTCATCTACAAGAACTAAAGTGTTTTTTGGCAAACCCCACTGCATTATCTTTTTTCCTCGCTTCATAAGAAATGGTTTTTTGCCACGACGTATAAGCTCAAAGTTGTAAACAAATAAGATTTTAGAGTCATCTACTCCCATGTCTTTAAGCTCCCTAGTCCATGATGGGATGACTGCTTTAGGGCAAATGACCGCTATAGGACAATCTAATTCTTTTGCAATAGCTGCTGCGACTACTGTTTTTCCAGTACCAACACTTGATGTATCAATAGTATTGATGCCTTTAGACAACTTGGACACGAAGAAAGACCAAGCCTCTTCCTGCTTAGAGAACAACCTTTTCATTTTTTAAACAGTTAATAGCAACTGTTCAAGTTCTTGTCAAAGACTATTTTCCTCTAATGTATCTAGCGATTAAAAAAGCATCTATCATTCCGTCATGCGCTTTGGTTGCTCTTTTACTTTTTTGCCAACATTCATCGGGAGCAAGACACTCAGCTTTCCAAGCTGCTGCCTCTTTGGTCATGCCTTTTGGAACATGGCCCAGCATTTTCTTTTGCCACTTGTGGACTGAAACACAACAATGTTGCCAGTCTTTTATTTCGCACAATCCTTTTATTTTACCAAAAGACATTGCCATTGATCTTACGGCTTGAGAAGACTTAGCGTGGTGTAAGGGTTCTTCTATTGCAATTACAAAATTGCTCGGCATTTCATCTAAACCTAATATCCATTGGTATAATTTATAAGCATCTACTTCTCTCTTGCTTCCACGCTTGAGAGTTGGCATTACTGTTTTGTTTATTAATGCACCTGTTGTTTTAGAAATAGCAGCTAACCCACCATCAAGGCCATTATCGATTCCAATTATCATAAAAACTCAATAGAACTTCGAGTCACTATAATACCCTCTCCCTCGGCAGGAACAAATCTATCGATATCTTTAGTAAGTAACTGAATGTAAAAAACTTCTTTTGCCTTGCATGGTTTGACAATATAAAAATCACCTCTTTTAATAACTGATATGTACCTGAAATCATTACGAGGCATGTCCTCCCTTATGAGAACTACGGGATCTTTTATTAAAACCCTATCAATGAATAGGTTTCGCAAGTTCATCATCTAAAAAGACTGGTGTTGCATCTCCAAACGAAGTTTGTAGATATTCATACTCAAGTTTTTTCTGCGCTTCTTTTTTAGAAATGTCATATTTCTTCTGAAGCACTTCAACCGTAATAGCTTTTGAGTAACAGGCGACTGGTGGTTTCCCACACATTTCTGCCTGACCTATAAAAGCATCTTCTAAACCTGCAAATAACATTAAGACCTGATCAGGTTCTTCATAAGTTTTAATCTTATCACTCATCATTTGGTTTCTCTATAGTTTCAGCGTCAATAATTTTAGCGTCTGCTTCTATTGTTTTCGTTTTATTTAGAATTGATACATCAATCTGAACACTGCCTGTAGCATTAGTGCCACCACGCATATCTCTTCGCATGCGATTAGCAATATCAGCTTCTTTAAAATTTGTGATCTCTTTATTTTTCAAAAACTTAAATAGCTTTTGATCTATGATTTGAGCGGCTGCTTCGTTGATAGCTGCCCCAGGGTTTAGTGACTGCTTTGCAGCTTCATAAGTTTCTTCGTACTTTAAATTAACTTCTTCTGCTTTCTGCAATGCAGCATCTTCTTTTAAAGACTCTTCTTCTAATGGTGAAACTTCTTTTTCCTCTGGTTCTACAGGCTTTTTCTTATTTTTCTTAGGGTTTGCTCCATGAGGATTCTTCTTTGGTTTATACCCTTCAGCTCTTAACCACCTCCTTAAAGTGTCGTAGTGAATACCTAACTCTCTACTTATTGTAGTTAATTGATAGTCCTGATTATAAAGAGCTATAGCCCTTTTCAAGAGTTCTTGCTTTTTAGAATACTTAGACAAACTAATTAATTGTACTATTTTTTAGTAAATATTCAAGTTTATGACTCGTAAACAAAAAGCGTTTGAGCCTTTTATAGAAAACAATACAACCAATGTTGGAGGGATGGTTATCCCTTGGTGTAACTTAAACACTGCTTTACTCTACGGATTGGCTAACCACAAAAAAGCTAAAGCAAAAGAATATTATTTTTGGCGGTTATGTGATGAGCTTTGGAATCGAGAAGATCTTCCAGAGCCAATGATGGTAAAGCACCCCTGGGCAGTAGAAATGATTCAGGCTGTTATAGCAAATAAGTATGTAGCTATTGGAGGTGCAGCTAATAGTGGTAAGTCACATACAATGGCCGCTTGGGGAATATTAAATTGGATGGCAGATCCTCAGAATACTCTAATCCTTTTAACTTCAACGACTTTGAGAGAGGCTCGTAAACGTATATGGGGTTCTGTTATTGGATTACTAGCTGTAATAGACAACTTCCCTTTAAAGATTCGAGACTCTATTGGTAACGTAGCGTACTTAACAGAGCAAGGTACTTTGATTGAACGTGCTGGTTTATCTCTAATTGCAGCAGAAAAATCAAAAACAAGGGAAGCTGTAGGAAAGTTTATAGGTATTAAACAGAAACGAGTTTTTCTTATATGTGATGAGCTTAGTGAACTTAGTGAAGCTATTCTACAAGCTGGTCTATCCAACCTTTCAAAAAACCCTGAGTTTCATTTAATAGGTATGTCGAACCCCAACAGTAGGTTTGACGCATTTGGTTCTTGGAGTCAGCCAGCAGACGGGTGGTCTAGCGTAAACCATGAGATTGATGACACTTGGATTACTAAATGGGGAGGTACTTATGTCAGGTTTGATGGAGAAAGAAGCCCAAACATATTAGCAGGTGAAGTTAAGTTCCCTTGGCTACCAACTGAGGAAAAGATCTCTGAAGATAGAGATTTGCTTGGAGAAAACTCTAGAGGTTATATGCGAATGGTCAGGGCTGTCTTCTTCGATAGCGATGAGACGGATGCCATATACACTGAATCAGAGTTAAGTAACTCAGGATCAATGAGTCATGCGTCATGGGTCGGTGAGCCAGTTGCTATTGCTGGGCTTGACCCAGCTTTTACCAACGGTGGAGACAGGACGATTTTATATACTGGTCTAGTAGGATATGACACAAATGGTCAATTTGTCTGTCAGTTTGAAGAAGCGGTACACCTTATCGACGATGCCACCAACAAGTCGCTTCCCAGGACTTATCAGATTGTGAGGCAGGTGAAGGACATTTGTATAAAAAGGAAAATAGCCCCTGAAAACATAGCCGTAGACGCAACAGGAGCTGGCGCACCTTTCTGCGATGTACTTGCAGGTGAGTGGTCTGATCAGTTTTTACGTGTTTCATTTGGTGGTAAAGCTTCTGAGAAAAAAGTTTCAGTCAACTCTAAGAATGTAGGCCGTGATACGTACATGAATCGAGTATCTGAGCTGTGGTGGGTAGGAAAAGAACTCATTAGGACTAAACAACTATACGGTATAAGCGGTGAATTAGCTAAAGAAATGACTTCTAGAAAGTATGAAATGGTAAAAAGTGGTTCTTTGCGTGTTAAAATAGAGCCGAAAGTAGAGTTTAAATCTCGCTTTGGTAGTAGTCCAGACTTAGCTGATGCCGCATTTCTTTGCTTGGATCTTGCTAGACAACGCCATAATTTAGTCGCTGCTGAACCGATAGAAGGTGCTTCTTACAAACGAGGGCCAGTAAGAAGTATGAAAAAACTTACATCAATTTTATCTGATGACCCCCTTGGGTAAAAGTTTTTCTTTACCTAGTTACTAATTAATTACATAAAACATAATTAATTAGTAACTGTCTTACATAAGACTTTTATACGACCCAATCCTACGTTGACTTCCCGTATAAAAACCTTAACTTTATTACTTTAAATTTAAGTATTATGGGTTTTTTAAAACAAGCATTCGATTGGGTTTCAGAAAATGGTCATACAGCTCTTGACGTTGCGGGGACATTCCCAGCAATAGGTAATCTTGCTGACGCTGCTAACGCTTTGTGGTACGCAGCTGAAGGTGAATTTGATAAGGCTGGGACTTCCGCAATAGCAATGATTCCTGGGCTTGGCCAAGGAGTCACAGCTACAAAACTAGCAAAAGCAGGAAAAGTGCCTTTTAAATTGTCAAACAAACCGACAAAAGCGGTACAAGAAACGGCTGATCAACTTAAAAAAGCTAGACAAACTTCGGCCTCTCAGTATAAAGGGGCTAAAGAATCTGTAGAACAAGCGCAGAAAAAAGTTGGTGTAGAACAGCAAAGAACCCCAGGACTAGGATCTCCCAGTAAATCACAGAGGGTAGAAGATGCTTCTTCTGAATTAGCGAGTAAAAAAGATGTTCTAAAGAAAACAAGGGAACAAGGAAGGGCATCTGTAAAAACAGCACAAGGTAAAGCTAAAAAGGCTCAAGAACTTAGCGACGCACGAGTAAACCCACTAGGAATAGGTGGAAAAGGGTTTAAAGGAAAAGTGGCAAATGTTGGGTTGGGTGGACTTTCTATGGCTAACCCAACTAATAAAGAACTCGAAGAAGCTGAACAGCAACTTAAAGATAAAGGTGAAGATAAACCTAAAGATAAAAATAAAAAGAAAGTTGAGTCACTTCTTGGTGAAGGTAAAGGTAAAGGTGAAGGTGAAGGAGAGGCTTCAACAGGTAAAACTGAACAGCAACCTGAACCAACAGAACAAACACCTACTCCTCCTGTAGAAGACAAGGAGGCCGCTGCAAAGAAACGTGAAGACGACATCCTTAATCAGAAATATGATATAGCTGCACAGATGGATGACTTGATGACGCAAGACCCTGACTACTTTAGAAAAAACCGTGGAGCTGCACAACAGCTTTTCGGTAAAGCTAGAAAACTTGGGGTGACTGCGGAACAGTTTAATAACTATGTTAGAAATAACAGGGCAGCGGCACAAGAAAGACGTAGAGACATTGATCGTGCTGAAGCTAAACAATTTCTTGAAGAGAAGTTAGACCAACCTGTATACGAAAGTAGTCGAGGAATGCCAACATCTGCTCAAAGAGGTAGGAACTTAGCAAGGTTTATGAAGTCCTCTGGGTTGAGGAATGCAACTCCCGCTCAAGTATCAAGTCTCATGAATCCTAATCGTGGGGCAGTGCTTCAACAAGTAAAACAAGATAAAGATAAAGAAAAAACCAAGAAGTAATTATGGCTGTACCCGTAGGAAGAGAATCTTCTAAGATAAAACGAGCAGCTCGGAGACTTCGTAAGAAGGGCTACTCAGGAGAAGCTGGTAAAATGTTTGCGGCTGCTGAAACAGCTCGTCTAAATGAACCATCTATAATGACTCCTGCCTTTCGTGCAGAGCAAAGGTTTGCTGGCGAGTTAGCTAACGCAGCTAGAGTTGCTTCTTCTGACCCAAGTTTTGATTATGAAAAAGATATTGCCCCACTACGCCAGGCATTCTTTGGGAATTTAGCAGCATCTGGTCTACCACAAGATCAAAAGAAAATGATCTCAACAACTTATGGTGCAGAGTTTGATAACATCTCTGACAGAAGCATTAAAGAGAGATCTGCCTTACAAGGGATACGTGCTAGTGATGCTGCTTTTCAAGAGCAGCAAAGGTTATTGGAAGAAAACCAGAAAAAAATGCGAGAGCAGCGAGAGACTGAGGCAATGGTTCCAGAAGCGGCTTCTGCTTTAGATCAGATTTTAACTAACGACTCTTTAAAACCTTCTCAAAAATACCTAGAGGCTTCTAAATATATAAGAAGTAAGCCCAAGTTTTTTGGAACTAAAGAAGGTTCTGACTTAGCTAAAGACGCATTAAATATTATTCCTAATTCTTTGCTAATCAAATCAAGAGAAGAAGCTCTTGATCCGATGCAGCAAATAGCGTTAGACGCTGCCATCAGAAGTAATTCTGTTTCTGGCATTGAGTCTATCGAGGGATTACCTGAGTCAGAGAAAGAAGCTTTGAAGATTATTGCTAGAGATGCTAGAGATTTAAATCAGTCTACTAATAGGAATAAAGTTAGGAATCAGTTAATAACTAATAAGATTACTTCACTTAATAAGTCGATGTCTAAGCTAATAGAAGGTTCAGTTAAAATTACTACTGTACAAGATGTAGCTAACCAAGTTGAGCTACTGGCTCGTACTTTAGGTATTGACCCAAAAGTAATTCCTTCTTTCGTTGAGCTTCAAGAGGGCTTGAAAAGCGATGTGTCAGCCGCTGGTGGTGAAGCTAGTAAATCAATGGGTTCAGATTTTGGAAGTCGGAATGCTACAGATAGCACTGTTGCTGCGGCACAAAAAGCTATACGAGAAGCAGAGTCACTTGCGTTAGAACTTTCATCTGGAGGAACACTACCTCAATCAATCACAACGACAACTAGGTCTGTTATGCCAAGTATGAGGAGTAGAAATAGAATAAACCAGATAGCTAATATAAAACCAAAACCAGAATAAACCATTGTCGTGGCAGATCCCAGCACTATTGATTCACCCGTTGATCTCTCAGATCCTATTTACTCATTTGATGACTGGAACACACAGTTTAGTGATGAGTCATTAAGTTTTGAAGAAAAGCTACCTTCCTACGTAGACTATCTTAGAACTTCGTTTTTTAAACGTGGTGAACTAACAGAAGAAGTAGAGACTTCTTTGATGGAGTTTTATGCAGATCAAATCGTTGGGGACAGAGAAGTGTCTGACGAAGAGTATCAACAGATAGCTTCTAATTCTTCAGCGTTTAGTAACAGGTCGATTGATGACGACATCGAGTTAGTTAGAGCCACGCAAGGAGAGCAAGCAGCGAACCTGTTTCTAAATAGTAATTTCGATCAGAAGCTAGACGCTTCAAATAAAGCTCGTGAAATTCTTTTAAATACAGGTGATATCCCATACGCAACCATAACCATGAAAGAAGGTTTTGGTGTTGTTCGTAGTGGTAATTATGGTCAGCAAGACTTTGAAGGTGCTGGAAGAGTTCAATCTGAAAGAGCTGCAATAGAAGCTGTGGGTCGTGGTGTATTAGATCCTAGAGACTTATGGCAAGTATCTAAAGGATTAGAGTCTGCTGGTATGGGTGGGAGAACAAACTTCCAAATAAGACAAGACGATGAGATCAACGCAATATTCAATGAACTTTTAAAAGAAGAGGCAGACAAAGAAGACAAGCCGATCAATGACTTAATAACTTCTTATTTAGATTTAGAATCGTATAAAGGTATAAAGCCCTCAGACTCTTGGTTCGCTAAAACTAAAAAAGAGTTTGAAGATAAGGGGCCAGAAAGTATTGATCAAATTATTACAGCAGAAGATAAAGGAGAGGGACTAGAAAAAGTACAGAAACTTTTACTTGATAGGTATATCAAACAGAAAAATTTACAAGGAGTAGAAACAGAGGATCAAATACGTGGCTTGCTAGGGCAAGAGTTTACTTACTCTGAAGAGAGAATCAAAAGTGTTTTAAAAGAGATTGCAACTCGACACGCAAACTTACAGGGTGTATTTCAATACTTCGATGACCCTAAAGATGACAAGAAAAATATTAGGATTACTGATATGGGTAGCGTTATTGCTCACCCCAATCTCATGTCACAACGTAAGAGGTTTGATGCAGCCGTAGAAGCTGATGACAGACTTAGTGATAGCCAGAAAGAAATGCTCAAAGAGCAGAGAAAACTGTTTATGCAAGGGCGAGTTGATGAGTTCGATACTTTATTTACTGAGTTCAAAGCTACTGAAAAAAGTTGGGATGCTGCAAAAGCAAATAATCCTGGGGCTTGGAACAATAACACAGTTGACTTTATTGATGACTTTATTGCAAAGAAAGTAAACTACAAGGCTGTTTCAAATAGGATTGAAGGATTTAAAAGCTCCGTAGGAGATGCAGTTCTTGGGTTTGGACATTCGTTTGCCGCTTTGTTGGGTAGAGAAAAGTCAGCAGATTACTTAGTAGCTCAACAAAGAAAGCAGTCACAGAGAAAGAAGTTAGGTGCTATCTTTGGAGACAAGCTAGGGCTAGGGTATGACATAACAACAACGGTAGCTCCTATGGTTACCGACCTAGCAGCCACTGCTTTGATATCACGTTTTACTGGAGTCGGTGGAGGGATGCTTGCGTCAGCTAAAACAGGTGCAGGGGTTACAGCAAGGGCAACTAACAAAGGTTTAGCAAAGCTTGCTGTCGGGAGTTTGTTTACAGTACCCGCAGGTAAGTCAGTAAAAGAAGCAGTCGAAATAAAGATTGCTAAGAATTTAATTGATAAGTCAGGTAAGGAAGGAGCAACCGCAGCGATAAATGCGTACAACAAACTAGTCCAAAACCGATACAACATTCGGTCTAGTATGTTTTTAACGGCAGCTAATAGAAGTGCTGGGGGAATGTATGGTACGATCTACGGAGCTTTGCCTGATGATATGTCCCATGAAGAGAAGCATGACAAAGCGTTAGGCCATTCATTGCTGGCTGGTGCGTTGACTGGATCTATTGTCGCTGGCATGAGTGCTATTGGTCGTGGTGGTGTCGAAGATGTTTTGTTACGTGGAATGTCTTACGGCAACATGAAAAGAGTGCTAAATAAAATTGCTGGCACTGACGTTGGCGGTGGGGTACACGCAGAGTTTTTAGCGAAGTATATTAAAAGAAGAGGCAACGAACTTCAAAAGTCATTGATCCCTACAGGGATTATGACCAATGCGTTGAACGAAGGTATCGAAGAAGGAGTGGACGAATTTGTTAACTCATTTGTCCAAGACTCTGCGCTCGATGAGAAGACTCCATTGAGAGATAAGATCATGCAAGCGTTCCATGCAGCTCAGATTGGTGCTGTTATGGGTGGAACTGTCCCTGCTCTAAGTGCTTCAAGAGATGCTATTAATAAGCTTCGTGGTGTATCTACAGTAAACCCTGACCTATTTCTTTCTGGGGAAATAGAAAAAGCTATCACTGATTTGCAGAAGAATGGATCTCCATTGAGTGCGGAAGAGTTACGTAAGCGATTTACACAAGCTGCTAGAGAGCAGACTACAGAGGTAACCGATCAACCTACTGAACCTGACATACCTGAAGTTCCTTTAGATGAGATCCCTGTGGAGAATACTATAGAGGAAACAAGTATTTATATAGAACAGCTACAACAATTTTTAAACGATCCAGAGAACAACAGCCCACCAGTTATTCCGTTTGAGTATTTAAACTTCGCTAGACAAAGCCCAGACTTTAACGTAGCTAAAGACGGAACACTATTAGGTATACTAAATGAAGACGGTGTTTGGATTGGTAAAGATCCGAACAAGGGTAAGTCAGAACCAGACGCTGAACCAGAACCAGACGCTGAACCAGAACCAGACGCTGAACCAGAACCCAAACCACGGGGAACTTATTTGCCTGGAGAGTTTGAGTATGGGACTAATCTTTGGAGTGACCCAGTAAAACCCCCTAAAAATATTGGAATAGGTTTATCAAGAACTGAAGAAAAAGATTTCATTACGGTTTCTGAAGAAGAGTTAGCAACAAAAGAAGGTGTTATAAAAGCAATTAAACAGTGGACTCAAGGTAATAAAGAAAAGTTAAACAAAATTGGAGTCATTTTAACGGGAACGGGAAAAAATTTAAGGCTTAGTCAACAAGGGAGTACAAGCTCTGAGTTACTTATAAAGGCGAGAAAGGTTGGCAATCGGAAGTATATATCTCCCGCAGGGTCTATTATACTCACGATTAACCCTGACCAGCAGAGTGGTGATCTAAGTAAGGTTCGGTTAGGTGAGCGGAAAAACACATTGTATAGTGTAATTTCCGAAGAATTAATTCATGCTAACGAACAATTTGTTATTCGACAAGAGTTTTTATCCTCTATAAAAGGACGTAAAGAAGCTGAAAAGCCTTATGAGTTCAGTGCTTTTTATAAAAAAAGAATGGAGGGATTGTTCATGGATATGACGAATGAACAAATAGTAGACGCTGCTGGTGAGTATATGTATTACAAAGATCCTGATATGAGGTGGCAGCAAGCAGACAGAATGTTACGTAAAATTAATGAGCTAGATCGTACTTCTCCGAGATTTATAGACGAAGCATTAAAAATTATAAACAAACAACAGACTAGGGGATCTGATTTATTTGCTGCTAATATTGTTTACGAGTTTGTTCGGCAAGTGATACAACTCCGCAAAGGGCGTTTCACTACAGAATCTTTTTTTGAATCTGTCAGGACAGACAGGAAAAATGTCGACCCTACTAAAGAAAGACCTTTAAGGGATCTTGGTGTAGAGCTAATGCGCTTTGTAAATAAGCTAATTGATTACACTAAACAAATGTTGAAGGATGTAAACTTTGATCCGAGTACCCAAAAAGCTTTGCTTGAACATGTAGTAGAGGTTGAAAAAACTTTAGCAGACTTTTTTGATCTTCAGTTTAATAAA